GATAAGCAATATGAAACCTGGATGGTTGCTTCATCATTCCTAGCATATGGTGGATCATTAAGAGTTGTAAGAGCAGATGACGACGATCTGAAGAATGCTGTAGATAGTAGTAATAGTGCTACAAGCATTAAAATTAAAAGCACAGATCATTATGAAGAATTAGGTTATGACGAGAATGTCGTTCCTAATGTAATTGTCACTGGTAAAAACCCCGGTTCTTGGGCAAACGGAATTAGAGTTGCCATTCTTGATTGTAAGGCAGATCAAATCCTGGAACTTCCTGCTACAGGAATTGCTACGGTAGGATTTGGTGTAACACAGGCAATTGACAGCGTTCTTCCTGGTGTTGGTGCAGGAACAACTCTTGACGGAGTTCTGAAAGGAATCATTACTCAAGTTGAGGGAGCACAAGCATACGTCAAAGTCTTATCTCATGTTTCTGCTGCAGGAACAGAGACTGCTGTTGATTATCAACAGAACGGAATCTACCAGTTTGGTACAGAATATAACATCACAGTTGTCAACAATGCCGGAGCAGCTGGTATACACACAAGTGTTAATGCAAAAGCAGATTGGTTTGATCAGCAGACTCTTGCAACTTCAACAAGTAATGTTGGTGTTGGAACTAGTGTAGCAAGTATTAAGTGGAATGTTATTGCTGACAGACCAGGAACTTCTGATTATGCTTCGGCAAGAGGAGCAAGATTTGATGAACTTCATGTTGTAGTTCTTGATGGAGACGGAAAAATTACCGGAAATGCCGGAACTGTTCTTGAAAAACATCTAAGTCTTTCCAAAGCAAAGGATGCAGAGTTTTCTGTTGGTTCTCCTTCCTATTGGAGAAAATATTTAAAAACTAACTCAAACTTCATTTTTGGTGGTGGTGCCCCCACTGGATTAACAACCACCGGATTTAGTGCCGCATTCACCGAACAGGGTGATTTAGGTTGGGATCAAGATGCCAAAGGAATTATATTTGGTGCAACTGGAAAACAAGATCTGACCATGGTAAATGGTAAAGATTATAATGGTGCTTCCGGAATCGGAACAGTTGATGCTTTAAAAGCAACTGTTTCTAAGTTGTCAACAGGATATCAGTTATTCCAAAATAATGATGCTTATGCAGTAGATTTCCTACTGATGGGTTCGGCAAATCATACTAAGACAGAGGCACAGAACCTCGCCCAGCAAGTTATTGCAGTTGCTGACATTAGAAAGGATGCAGTCGCATTTATTTCACCTTACAGAGGCGCATTCATAAGCGACTCTTCTGCCGGTTCTGTAACAGTCAATAGTGATGTTGATATCACTGACAATGTTCTGAGTTTCTTTGCACCATTAACATCATCATCTTATGCTGTATTTGATAGTGGATACAAGTACATGTATGATAGATTTGCAGATACTTTCCGCTATGTGCCTCTGAACGGCGATATTGCCGGAACATGTGTCAGAACAGACATTAATAGCTTCCCCTGGTTCTCTCCGGCAGGAACTGCTAGAGGTGCCATTCTTAATGCAGTTAAACTTACATATAATCCATCAAAAGAGCAAAGAGACGTTCTGTATTCCAATAGAATTAACCCAGTCATATTCCAGGCTGGTTCAGGAATCGTTCTTTTCGGAGACAAGACAGCACTTGCCAAGTCTTCGGCATTTGATCGCATCAATGTTCGTCGCTTATTCATCTTTCTGGAGAATGCCATTGAGGCAGCTGCCAGAGATCAATTGTTTGAATTCAATGATGAAATCACGAGAACTAATTTCGTGAATATTGTTGAACCTTTCCTCCGTGATGTAACGGCAAAGAGAGGTATCACAGATTACGTTGTTGTCTGCGATGAGACAAATAACACTGCTGCTATTATAGATAATAATGAGTTTGTAGCAGACATTTACATCAAACCAGCAAGATCGATTAACTTCATTGGTCTGACATTTGTTGCCACACGCACAGGTGTCTCATTCCAAGAAGTTATTGGTTCTGTTTAATTCTACTTAATTACAAACGAGGTTTAAAGAAAAATGCCTACTCGCCAGCAACTAAACACCACTCCACTAAGAACAATTAGTGATTTCAAAAGTAGATTATCGGGTGGTGGAGCAAGACCAAATCTATTTGAAGTAGAATTAGCATTCCCGGATGCTGTTGCAATTGAAAATGATGTCTTGCAAAAAGCAAGATTCCTTGTGAAAGCAGCTGCTCTTCCAGCATCTACCATTGCTCCTATTGATGTTCCATTCAGAGGGCGTATCTTAAAGATTGCCGGAGATAGAACTTTCGAGACTTGGACAATTACCGTCATCAACGATACTGATTTCTCTCTTCGTTCTGCCTTTGAGAAATGGATGAATACAATTAACAAAATGTCAGATGCAACAGGTGTTGTGGATCCAGAAGCATATCAAAAAGATGCTACTGTGAAGCAATTAGATCGTGATGGTTCTGTCCTCAGATCCTATAAGTTCTGGGATATTTTCCCAACTAATATTTCTACAATTGACGTAAGTTATGAAACAACTGACACCATCGAAGAATTTACAGTAGAAATGCAAGTTCAGTGGTGGGAAGCATATAGAGGAACTTCACCAGCAGCAGGTGGTGAAAATATCAGCTAAATAGTCAAACAGAGTAAAACTACTATAATATGGCCAAACTTTTTGGTTTTTCTATTGGGGACAAAGAAAAAAAATCTGCTTCCATAGTTTCCCCCGTTCCCGCTAATAACGAGGACGGGGTTGATAACTTTGTTGCAAGTAGCTTTTATGGTTCCTATGTAGATATTGAAGGTGCATACAGAAATGAGTCGGAACTAATAAAAAGATATCGTGAAATGGCACTTCATCCAGAAGCGGATGGTGCCATTGAAGATGTTATTAGTGAAGCAATTGTAAGTGATTTGTATGACTCACCGATTGAAATTGAACTCAGCAATTTAAATGCTAGTGATAAATTAAAAAAAGCAATTAGAGAAGAATTTAAGACAATTAAAGAAATAATGGACTTTGATTCAAAGTCTCATGAAATTTTTAGAAATTGGTATGTTGACGGAAGAATCTATTACTTAAAGGTAATTGATGTTAAAAAACCGGAAGAAGGAATCAAAGATTTAAGATATATTGATCCAATGAAGATGAAGTTTGTTCGTCAGGAGAAAAAACCTGATAAGAACACTGCTATAACCTTGAGATCAAATAGAGATGAAGATGCATCAAATGCATTGTCTCCAGAGATTGAAGAATATTTTGTTTATACACCAAAACCAAGTTATCCATCAAATTCTCTATCTGGAGGAGGTGGTGGTAAAGGAGTCAAGATTGCAAAAGATTCTGTCACTTATGTTACATCAGGACTTGTAGATCGTAACAAAGGAACAGTTCTTTCTTATCTTCATAAAGCAATCAAGGCACTCAATCAACTGAGAATGATTGAAGATTCTTTGGTCATCTATAGATTATCAAGAGCACCAGAGCGTCGTATTTTTTATATTGATGTTGGCAATCTTCCTAAAGTAAAAGCAGAGCAATACCTTAAAGAGGTCATGTCTCGCTATAGAAATAAACTTGTCTATGATGCGAACACCGGAGAAATCCGTGATGATCGTAAATTTATGAGTATGATGGAAGACTTCTGGCTTCCTAGAAGAGAAGGTGGTAGAGGAACTGAAATCACAACTCTTCCTGGTGGACAAAACTTAGGAGAACTTGCGGATATTGAATATTTCCAAAAGAAACTTTATAGAGCACTTGGAGTTCCAGAATCAAGAATTGCTGCCGATGGTGGATTTAATCTTGGTCGTTCTTCAGAAATTCTTCGTGATGAACTTAAGTTTTCTAAGTTTGTTGGAAGACTGAGAAAGCGTTTTGCAAACATGTTTAATGACATGTTGAGAACTCAATTGATTCTAAAAAATATTTGTACTCCAGAAGATTGGAATCAAATTAGTGATCATATTCAATATGATTTCCTTTATGATAATCAGTTTGCAGAATTAAAAGAAACTGAAATGATGAATGAGCGTCTAGGAACGCTTGCAACGATTGAACCTTATATCGGCAAATTCTACTCAAATGAGTATGTTCGTAAGAAGGTTCTTCGTCAAACTGATGCCGAAATTATTGAAATTGATGAACAAATTCAAAAAGAAATTGAAGAAGGAATTATTCCAGATCCCAATGCTATTGATCCTATAACAGGAGAACCATTACCTGCAGAGGGTGGGGATATTGGAGAAATGGGCGATGTCCCAATGGAACCAGAAATTGATGGTGGTATCACTGATGCAGAGATGCAAAAAGATACTAAAAAAGCAGAGATATAAATAACTGAATAGGACTTATATTAATTTTTATGGAAGAAATTGTAGATTTGATTGCTGTCGATTCGTCGGCAGCAGAAGTCAGTGATAAAATTAAAGATCTTTTATACACAAAAGCAACTGAAAGGATTGATAATCTCAAGCCAGAAGTTGCATCTTCTATGTTCGGTGAAGTAGAACCTGAAGACCAATCATCATCTGAGGATCAAGAATAATGGCACATAAACCGGTAGGAAGCGGAGTATCTTTTGCTGTTGCCACGGCATCGGCATCGTCAGGTATTATGACTCATTTTACCGATACTGTTAGAGTACATGCACTTGGTGGAGATGCACATGTAGCGGTTGGAATAGATCCCACTGCTGCAAATGCTAATTATTATATTCCAACAGGTACTTCGGCAACACTGAGTATTGGAAGACCAAAATCGCAAAAAGTTGTTGGTGTTACAACTGGTGCTACTACAACTATTGATTTTCCTGCAGGAAGTGGAAGTCCATTCGAAGTTGGAGATAAAGTTCAACTGACTGGAATTGTTCCTGCCGGTATTAATGGTGGCACATCCGGAATTGGA